TTGTAGAGGAACCACTCGATCCCGCCCTCGGTGAAGTAGTCGCTCCGCATCTGGGTGTGGAAATTGGAAATGGTGGACGTCGCCTTGGTGATGGCCTGGTTCTCTCGTATGCCGAGCTCGAGCTCGAGACTCCCGACGAGCTTATCCCACGGGGCTCCGATAGCGTCGTGGATGAGAATCTGTTCGATAGTGCCGGCCGCGGCGAGCTCCTCTCTCACAATCGCTCGAGTGCCCCCGAGCAACAACTGGTCTACCAGTACATCGTCAATCTGGCCATCGACCTTGAGCTTCACGCCCTCTTTCTGGATGGCGTCCAGGAGCTCCCGCATCTGGTAGGTCTGCTCGTCGAGCACGCCCCCGAAGCCGAGCTCGCGGGCGCGGGCCTGTAGCTCATTCACCATGCGCGAGATGCGGGAGAGGTTGTCTCGGTCCCGGGCGATGAGGTCCCCGTCCCGCTTCAAGGAGGCGAGCTCGTCCTTCACGTAGCTGAGCAGACTAGTGTATGCGTACCCGAGCGCGCCCTCGAGAGAGAGCGTCGATGAGTCCACATCCGGGTTCGTGTACGGTTTTCTAGCCTTCTTCGCCATCGTCTAGCTCGTCCCCGTCCTCGGGCTCCTGCTCCGGGTCCTCTGCCTCGTCGTCATCGACCGGCATATCTACCGCGGCGTCCTTGTCCGCCTGGGAATACATCGTAGCCACGGCGTTGGAAATGTCCGGGCTGTACCGGGTCATCTTGGCCGCTACCTCCATGTTCCGCTTTACGTTCTCGTCGACCATGGCTGCGGCGGTCTGGATATCGACGTTGTGAATGGCCGCTGCCCACTCGTCGATGGAGGAGACGCCGCTATCGGTCTCCACCCTGTACCGGGAGTCGATGGTAGCTGCGTCGATGGGTCCGGAGTCGATGGTGCCCGAGTCCCAGTCGCCCAGCATGGATTCGGGAATGACAGTAACGCCAGTAATGCCGGCATAAGTGTTATGGCAAACGATCATCTTCTCTAGCAGGTCTGACACCTGGGGGCGGTACTTGCCGATCATCTCCTCGCGGTGCTTGATGATCGCGGCCATCTCCATCATTTTCGAGATGCCCGACTCGGGAGCCCCACCCTGCACGTCCATGGACCGGCCGGGGAGCGAGTTCATCAAGGCGAAGAACTTCATGAACGTCTGATAGGCCGAAATGAACGGGTCGAGCTGCACGTCGGGCCGAACGAAGGTAAGCTCCACGCCCGCGGGTAGCGCGAGCGCGCGGTTCGGGGACGACATGATGGCCCCGCCCACGACTGCGTCAAGGTTCGAGCCGACCGGGTAGCGGAGGTTCGGCACCGCGGCCATCTGCCATGTCATGTTGTGGTGCAGGTACGTCATGCCGAGGTTCATAAGCCGGTTGAACATCACCAGGTCGTCGCCGCCCAGGTAGTAGACCTGGTCCGGGACATCGGTGAGCCAGGTGAACGGGTAGATGGGTAATCCGGTCAGCCTATCCCGGAACGGGTTCACGTTCTCGGGGTTCACCGAGACCGCCTTCGCTCCGTCCACGACGTAGTGCAGGTTCGGAACGTAGACCCGAGCCCCGAAGGCGTCTCGCTCCGGCTCCTCCCGGGTCGAGATGTACTCGCTTGCGAACACCTCGTAGCGTTCGGTCCCGGTCAAGCCGTCCTTGCTCGGCCTCTCGAAGGCGACGGCCATGGCCGACTGCGTATCCCATTCGCGGTCTGGGTTGATGGCGATGTGTACCTTGTACGGGTCGTAGTGCGAGACTCGGGTCTTCCCGCGATCACTCCAGACCCGGAGCGCACAGGCGTGAGCCATCTCCACCGACTCGTCCGCGTCCGCGAGCGCGAGCTGGAGGCCAGAGGCAGCGATGAGGTCGGAGAAGGCCTTCGCCTCGGTAGACCTCTGGTCTATCTCCTCCCCGGTCGCACGGTCTCGCAAGAAGAACCGCTGCCCCTTGCCCTTGAAGGCCTGGGCCTTGTTCGAGATGATGAACTTGGCCATGGAGTAGCCAAGCATCTTCTGCTCCATGTCTCGCCACGAGGTCGGGAACTCGGCCTTCAGGAGCTCCTCCCAGTCGTCGCCCATGTTGCCGTCGAGGTAGTTCATCCGCCGCTCGATCTCGGTGTCGTAGTCGGTCGGCTTCCACTTGCTCGCCTCCTGCAAGATGAAGTCGACGCCGGTTACACTTTCGAGCTTCAAAAATCCACGGAGAGAGGACAGTGCGGTCATGCGGCGCTCCAGTATTTGACGGCCAGGTTATCGACCGGGTGGTAGAAGCGAACGAAGTAGCGGAGGCAATCGACCGCGTGGGTCGTGATGTCGTCGTCGTAGGGCTCGTCCGGGGCCATGCTGTCCTTGTCCGGGTAGCTGTAGCCCTGGACCGCATGGACGATGTGCCGAGAGCGGCGAGCTCCCCGGGGGTCGTAGGGCTTCGTCTTGAGCGTGCGGGCGAAGTAGAGCTGGGGGCGTCCGTCCACGGGCTCGAGGAGCATCTTCGTGTGCGTGACCCCGACCTTGATGCGCTCGCCGGTCCTGAAGTGAATGGGGATGCCGAGGTACTTCTCAGCCTGGATGATCTCGGAGACGCCGGAGGTAGCCTCGACGGCCTTTCCTGCCGGGTCCACAACGGCGTCGTTCACCCGGTAGGTCTGCCCGGAGAGCGGGTTCTCACGGGAGAGGATTTCCTTGCAGAGCCGCTGCACGGTGATCGCCTGGTACTCGCCGTCGGGCAATATCTCATCAACGACAATGCTGGTTGGCTTTTCGGTCACCCATCCTCCGGGCATCACCGCCCCGATGGGTATGTGCTGAATAAACAAAACGTGGGGGCGTCTTGGGCTCCAGTCTATAGCGACAGAGAGCGTTGTGTCAACGAGCTGGCCCGTCCTGAGCTTCACCGAGGGCGAGTATTTCCAGTCGATGAGGTGTGTTTTTTCCTCGAACTCGGGGTAGACGGTCCCTCCGGCGGGAACGAACTGCCCCTCCAGGTAACAGGCTTGCATTCGAGCCGGGCACGCGGAGCGGAGGTTCCGGGCATAGTCGGGGTGGAGGTGCAGGTTCTCCTCCGTCCTCGCGTGGAGGATGCGCCTCTCCTCGTCGTCCCGGGCCAGGAACTCGTCAGAGAGCCAGCCTATCTTCGGGAGTGAGGTCAGCCCAATCCGCAGGCGCGAGCGCACGTCACGCGCGCGGGCGATGGCGTTCAAGAAGACCTCCCGCTTCATGAGGTGCGGCTCGTCGAGGTAGAGCCAGGACAAGTTAGAGAGCTGTAGGCGCTTCGGCTCATGGCCTGAGCGGTAGAGGATCTTACGGTTCCCCCGGAGGACCACGTACCGCTTGCCGATGTTGTGCACGCGGATTAGCCCCGCGAACGACGGGAGGAACTGGGTGTCTAGCCATTCGTTGAGCAGCTGGTAGGTCGGCTGTACGGCCATGCCCGTCGTGCCCGGGGGGTTCGCGTAGGCGGAGATGAGCATGAAGGCCAGGCCGGCGGTGCTCTTTCCAGAGCCCCAGCCACCAGCCATCAAGGTAGCGAATGCGGGCGAGCTCGCGAAGTCGAACTGCGTCTGACTAAGCTCGAGCCTGCTCCTGGTCTTTGGGTCCAGTATCGTCAACGGCACGGTTGATTTCCTTCACAGATGATTCCTGTCTGAAGACTACTGCTACCGACTTGCCACTCGGGATTGTCACATCGAGAGAGATGGTCTCTCTGCTATCCGCCTCCACCTCGGCGATGTCGTCCCGAGATCTGGCGACGAGTGAGTACTTGTCCGGGCGAGTGCGCTCTAGAATCCAGGCGAGCGCCTTCCAGTCCTCGGCTCCGGCGAGCTTGATCATGGCGAGGAGTACGTGCTCCCTCGCCTCCTCTGCTTTTTTTATAGCGGCACAAAAGTCCTGATTCTCGAGCTCCCATGCGCGCATGGTCTTGTAGGCGATGCCCACGCCCTTCGCAGCCCCGACCTTGAACGCGCCCTCGGTGATGAGCTCGCAGATCCGGTCTTGGATTTCCGGCGTGAACTTGCTTGGCCTACCCCCCTTGTTCTTCTTCTCCCCCTTACCTTTCGCTTTCATGCGTTTCATTTTAGCACAGTCCAGTTTTCAAAATCGCCCATCCCCCCGGGAATGACTGAACCAACGCGCTTGGTTTTGGGTTTCGGGGGGATGGGCACAATGTATCAACCAAACAAAGTGCGCTGTTTTTCAGACAGGCACGCGGGGGAGAACCATATCCGCTCCCGCTTGCGATTGCCCGACTTCTCCTCCGCCTGACTCTCGTATCCTCCGGTTGCTTTCCACTGGAACACGGACCAATCTCCCGGCATTTCGTGTTCTCCTTCATATCCGCATAGAGCAATTCTGATAAGCGGATTCCCGCCATTCTCGATGGCCCACTCTCGAACGTCGTGAGCAACTCTCTTACTGTCCTCGGCATAGATTTTATCATCCCTGCCGGCCGTATCCGCATACGGCGGATCCAGGAACACCCCGGTCATGCCGTGCTGTAATGTAACACTTGGTCCGCACACCCGCGACCAGTCCCCGGAGCAGACACGCACACGCGAAAGCCTGTC